AGAATCCACCACGTAATCTGATATTTGACTTACTGTGTGGGTATGACTTATGAGCGCAAACTTCGCTTTCGCTTGCGCCCATAATGTCGTTAAACCATTTGAATCAAGGAATTTACTCATTCCGTCACCTCATCATGCACAAATCGCCGTGATCTCCGCTGTTGTCATAGCATCTACCGTAATGTTGGAACCGAGAGCGTCCCATGCGGTGCCTGTCCATGCTACGTTCATACCAGCCGCACCATAAGATGATGCCGCCACGATGTTGTATACATATCCTGTTGTAGAAGTTGTAGGTAAATCTGCTTCCGTTGCTACGCTCCCAATATACTTATATGCGGATGCAACTGCCGTTGCGATCAGAGCATTGACGTTATCCGCTGTCTGATAACCTCTGTCATTAGAAAATGCAGATACCGCTGTCGGCTTATTGAGTATTTGAGCATCTCCAGAAGACGCACTCCAATCCGCATTGACGTTTACTTCCGCTCCTGTTGCGATACCTGCAAGTTTTGTCTTTTCGTCCGAAGTGTAATCATTCGTGGAAAGTCCTTTACCGGACACCACGTCAACCTTGTTTGCGAGTGCCGCCGTGATGACCTTGTTCTGGACCGCATTCGTGCTGGTGATTGACATTGCATCGTCAATGGAAGAAACTGCCGTTCCGTTAACCGTCACAGTCTTATTCGTTGCATCTGTCACGAACTGTACGCCTGTACCGGCTACAACTTTCAGTCTGTCTGTCTTTGCAGTTGCCGTTACGTCTGTCGTATCAAATTCGACGATCTGATAAGCGTTCTGGTTAACTTCCGCACCAGCCGCAATCCCGGAGAGTTTCGTCTTCTCATCCGTTGTATAATCATTCGTCGATAAGTCTTTCCCTGTTACTTTCGCTACGAAACCGCTTTTGATAAGAGACCAAAGTGTTGTAAGTCCGTTTGAGTCAAGAAACTTGTTTGCCATTTTTAATTACCTCCTGATTGTTAATTGCAGATTGCCATGATTTCATTTGTCGTTAACGCTTCATCTACCGATATGTCAGACAAGTTCGCCAGACTTAAATCATGACCGCCCTTATTCCCTTGCAAGGTAACGGCATTGATCTGCGGCTTGTTGGAAAGAAGATTATAATTCGATGTTCCGCTTCCGCTTGAATCTCCAAGCGTTACGGATAGAGTTTGAGTGGTATTAGCTACCGATACTCCAGTTTGAGTGGTATTAGCTACCGATACTCCAATCAGTTCAGCCATTATGCACCGCCTTATCCCATAACGACTTCTTAACAGCTATCGTTACGATTTGAGACTTTGGTACGACTTCAGACGCTTCATCTCCGAGGATTGCCATTACTTGAAACTTGCATTCCCCTGTATGAAAACTCAATGTCTCGTCCTGTGTAAGAGTAACAGTACCGACGCTTCCGCTTGTGGTCGGAGTCTTGTCTACAGTCACTTTTTCATTCGCAAATCGAAATATGACCGTACCCAAATCGGAATACTGGACGTCGTTATCCAGCGTCACCGAAAATGTTGGCGTTGTTCCTTGTATAAATTCTGCCATGATTCCTCCTTATGATGATGCTGTGAAATATCCATTGACTGTTGCCGTATTTATTCTTCCGTAATAAGCGTATGGATAATTCTCGTTATAGGCATATCCATTACCACCAACTAGACTTGTACATCCATAAAACGTATTGGAACCGGAAGGTGAAGTCCAGCTTGTTGGAGAATAAATTGTTGAAAGATTCGATTGACCAATGAACATGTATTCCGCATATTTCAAATAAGGCATATTCGGTAATTTAAGATTAAGAAGCGATGGTGTAGTTTCATTGCAATAGAATCCTGATTCCATTTTCGTAACTTTTCCAAAGTTGCATCCTGACAAATCTAAAGTTGAATCATATCCTTTTGCATATTTGAAAATTTCAGTGAGCGTCGTCGCTTTAGAATAATCAATATTTGCTACTGTTGCATTCTTTACCAATGCGCCATTAAATGCATCCGACAAATCAACGGGTTGGAATGTAGATGGATAACTGCATTTGATAAGAGAACGACAGTTTTCAAACATCTGCGTGCAAGTCTTTGTCAATGACATATCACAACCACCAAAATCAATTTCCGTACAAGATGAAAAATCCATAAAGTAATTTTCCATGCTTGCAGGTGTGATAATTTTTCCACCGTAAATGTTATAGATATAAAGTTCATATTTCGGATTTCCTGCAACCGAGTAAGTACCAGCCATAATGCTTCCATTCTGCTCGACAGAAACATCAATCTTTGCTGATAACGCAGAAAAAACAGATGGAAGAATTGCATTTGTGATATGAACTTTACTGTAAGAAGACATTGAGTGATATATGTCACCACCCCATATTTTCTTCCCACTACTATATGCCATTAAGTTCCCGGTCTGCGCTGTCGGGTCATACGGGTCTGGAATAATAATATATTTTCCGTCCCAATAATCATCATAATCGTTATCATACGGCACTGTCTCCGTCGTTCCATCCGAACTGGGATCTTTTACATCAATATAAATTCCATGAATGGAACTGTCTGAATCATTGGCAGATATCGTAATCGTAACATCAGCTGAAGAAGATAAGACTTTAGCCAGGATCTCATGATTAGCTTCCGTTCCTCCATCAAACTTATGTTGGATGGTGAGTACATGCGATCCGGCCGTTTCATCTTCTGTATAAGTATCTGTCAGCGTACCGTCCAAATAAAGATTGACGATAATCTGTCCTGCGGAGGACATCGTATGCTGAAGCGTTAATTCATACAAATATGCTGCGCTTGTGTTGGTAATACTGTAATCTATTGTTGAAATGGTTATTTCTGTATTTGTAGCAGTAAAAGCATCAGTTGGACGATTTGAAAAGATTATCCACGAACCACTGGACGAAACTTTAGAATTTCCGCTTGTCGATTTCTCAGTTGAAGTTTTTGCTGTTGCCAATCTGGGATCTTTACCAGAACCGGTAAGATTCATTGTACCGTTGAACTTCAGGACCTGATTTGTAACACTATAGACCTTTCCGTCAACGGCCTGACCACCTGAGAATGAAATCGTATTTCCGTTTGCCAATGAGGGATCTATTGGAAGAGATGCTGTGAATGGAACGAACTTCATATTTGTGTTTACAATACTAAGCAGACTATTCATTGCTGCTTTTCTTGATGCGTATTGTTCATATTGCAGAAACGGATTTGCTCCCAGATCGAATGTAAATCCGGTTCCGTCATCTACACCATAAAGTTCGTCTTTCCCAGCGCGTTTGTTTGTAGAATATATTCCAACATAGTTTGTAACAAAATCAGAGATATCAGAAGAATAGCGCTCATTCAGTGCAATCGTCTCTTCGCTTATTACTCCGTAAGCATCAAAATAAAGTCTTCCTGTTTCCGTAATTCTTGCGCATGTTCCCGTCAGCTGCGCTATATAACTTATGACATCGCGCCAGGTATCAATATCGTTATCCTCATAGAGATTCAAAACGCGTGTTCCGTTCGTGAGCGCTCTGAAAATCGTAGAATCTGGAGCAGTAACACCGCAGACAGTACAAGCCTCTTTCACCCAGAAGAAAGCAGAATTCTGCACGGAAGTTGAGTTAAATTTCTTCTCAAACTTTACCATGTAATCATAAGCTGTGATTTTAATCGTCTTCTGATCTCTGACAGCATCGCTTATTAAGAATATTCCGCACGGGATCTCTTCAAATGTTCCATCTTCCAGTTTGAGTCCAAAATAGATTTTTACGACAGCATTATATAGAGTATAGGAGGAAATACTTGTCAATAGAGTCATTTCAAGTGTGCTTGCATATACAGATCCAATTTCAAGGTCATCGTTTCCGCATGTTGATCTAGTTATCTGGCCACTCTCCTTAACGATATCCTTATTTGTGAAATCATATTCCGTTCCGGATGTCGTAACAATGGAACCATACCATTTGAACGTGCGAGTATTTGATTTTATTGCTGTTTTATAAGCTGCACTTGTCTCACGCATTTATTTCTCCATTATGATGTAGACATGTCTTGAAGAGTGAATGAAACGCTCCAATAATTTCCCGCACTTGTAGAGGCTTTCAGTGAAGGCTTGAAATCATCAATAAAAGCCGTCCAATCAATGAGAGCCAAAGTTGCCGGATCATAATACTTAACAACTACCGTTGACTGGCTCTTGAAGTTTCTCAACTTCTTAAGCCAGGTATCGGTAACAATCATGGAAACATCAATCGAAGGAATTCCCTCTCTAATAATGTCCCTATGCGTGGTCCCGGCTTCGGTAGTTTTTACTACGGAATAATCTGAATAGGATATCGAATAAGAACCCTGATTCAGCGGAACCTCTTCTGTGTTAATAAAAAGTTGCAGCATCATCTACCTCCGCTCCGGAGCGCATTACGTTTATTAGCCGTAACGACAATTCTGTCAATTTGTTCATTTCCGATATAAACCGGGATTATGGTATCTCCACCATTTGAAGCATTTCCTGAATCAATTCCATTCTGAATACCGCTGGAAACTGACGAACGGATTAATCCATCCAATGTTCGCACACCTATAACGGCTTCACTTCCGGCTTCTCCTCCGCCAAGGAGAGTGTTCCCGCTTGCTCCGAATATTGTTGCTCCGTTCAAAATTATTCCGCTTTCCATCGCACTTTGGTACCAAGAAACCTTAACTGTCGGAACTTCTTTTGTTTTAGGATCAAAAGCTCCTGACATCGAAAAATGCGGTAGAACGATATTGCTCTGACGGAACTGGAGTTTCGTATTTGCAAATGCAGACATGATCTGAACAAGAGATGATTTAATCGTATTTTGCATTTTCTGCATCTGCTGACTAACAATTACGTTTATCATGACAAGCGATGCATTAATCATGGCTGATCCTGCCACAATAGACGTATTGACTCCAGTAACAAGAAGAAGTGCTGCCTGCTGAATATTTGGTGCTGAATCCTGGAATACACTTGCGATTGCTCCAATGACATCAGTCGCGATGTCTCCAAGCGCATCCAATCCGGTTTGTACCACATCCACTGCACCGACCATTGTCTGAAGCGAATTCGACGCGCTAGACGCAGATCCGGCTATTCCCGCGACTGTTGCTGCCAATATCAACATAGCTGCATCCAAAGCCGCGACTCCTATAACCGTTAATGCTGTTGCCGCCAGGAATGCAGCTATTGCAATCGTTCCAGCGGCAAATCCAGCAGCAAGGACTCCAGTTGCAGCTCCTGCTGCTAAAGCACCTGGAGCAAATGCGAGTAATGCAGCTCCGATTTTTGCAATGACCATTGCTGCAGGAGCACCAAAAGTCACGATTGTTGGGAGTTGTGTTGCGAGTAATGCGACTCCAGCCGTTGCTAGAAATATTCCTGCACCAACCAAAGCAACTCCCGCTCCAAATGCAACCAGCCCAACAGCGCCTGCTGTGAGTGCCGGAGCGAGTGCCGCAGCTCCTAAAGCCATTGCCGCAATAGCCGCAATCATTAATACCATAGCGACTGCCGCACCCGGTCCTGCCTGCGAAATCGCAATGGCTGACTGGGCCAACAGAGCAAGTCCAACAGCTGCCAAGAGAATTCCAGCTCCAACTGCCACGATTCCTAATGCATTCTGGGATAATGATCCGACTGAACTGGATGCCGAAGAGATCGGTGCCGCTGCGGAAGATGCCGCAGATCCAAGTCCTCCGAGTTTCGATGCGATTCCTCCAAATACTGTACTAATTCCACTGACAGCCGGAGCGAGTGAATTGACAAGCATCAGACCAATACCAGCAAAAATAGCTATCGTTGCTGGTGCATTCGTCTGAAATGCGTTTCCAATTGCCGTCATAACTTCAGATCCGATTGCTCCCCAGTCTAGTTGTGACAAAGCACCAATGACCGCTGTAAAAATCTGTCCGATTCCATTGATAAGCAAAGGTAAATTCTGAATCAGACCGGTTATCAATGCTGTAATGATTTGAACCGCCGCATTAACTAAATCAGGAAGATACGGTTGAATCATGGTTGAAAAGTTTCCAATGACTGTAGGAAGTTGGTCAAGAATATTCTTCAACATCGGGAAGAAATTATTCGTTAAGAAATTTGATACGGAATCCATCAGATTCTGCATCGGTTCCGTCATATCATTTCCCAAAGCAAGATTTCCAAGAAAGTCCTGCCATGATGCCTTCATCATGCTGAAGGACCCTGAAAATGTGGTAGATGCTTCTTTAGCTGTTGTACCAGTTATTCCAAGCTCTGTTTGAGCAGAATGGATTGCTTCGATAATTTTATCGAATGGAACATCTTTGACTGTCTTAGCGGTATATTCGACGCCGTCGCCCATGACTTTCGTATCATTGACAAGACGCGCCATTTCTTCTGCGCTTCCGCCATAACCTAATTTCAGGTTATCCAGCATCGTGTAATTCTGTTTTGCGAATCCCTGATAAGCATATGTAATGGAATCAATCGAAGTTCCCATCTTATTGGCGTTGTCAGACATATCCGTCATGGCTGTGTTGGCTACATCAGCCGCTTTGGACGTATCTCCACCCATTCCTTGCAATAGAGACGCAGAGAATCCGGTCACGTTTTCCATATAAGTGTTCGCTGACATTCCAGTTGTCTGGAACGCCTTTGATGCATATTCTTCTACTTTCGACGCAGAATCCTTAAAAAGCGTCTCAATTCCACCAATAGACTGCTGCAGATTAGATCCTTCCGTAATGGATGATCCGATTGCTTTTCCAATTGCAGCACCGGAAATCGCGCCAGCAGCTGCTGCAGCTAGTTTTTTTCCAAGTGTAGTCCCTGAAGATGTTCCGGCAGAAGACGCTTCTCCGCTAATGGCACTTGATATAGATCCAGCGATTCCCTGAGCGGAAGGTATAATCTGCACATATGCTTGTGCAATATTCGTACCGCTATTTGCCATATTTCTCTTCCGCCTTTCTGATTATTTCCAAACGTTTCTTTTCAAACTCGTCTGCAGTTTCGAATGACGCGTTATCCGGTTCCTTATTTGACTTGCTCATTTCTTCTACAATGGATTTCGGACGGTTTATACCTTTTTCTCCATCTTTAGTCTTGCTCCAAAGAATGAGAGACAGACGGTCAACCGCAGAAGCAATAAGCAGCGTTTCAGGTTTTACCTTTGACTTTGCAATAGACATTACGCATCTGGAATCAGACCGAAGCCCGGATGCAAGTGTCGCGATCAGTTCGGCTGGCATCCGGGTATAGTCATAAATGTGATAGGTTTCTGCAAGGTCACAGATAAGCGCATCTTCATCATTTTGTATATAGCAGGCGAGGACTAGGAGTTTTTTATTGCTTTGTTCTTTTCTCCTGCGATTGAAAGGATCTCGTTCAATTCCTTTGCGAAATCATCAACGGTTGACATTCCGGTTTCCGACTTTTTATCGCAGTGTTCAATCAGTTTTTCCTGCTGAGTTTCACCAAGAACAAGTATTTCCAGTTCATCTTCAGCTTCGGATGCTTCCATCCCGGCTTTTCCATCATCGCTCATCTTTGATGCGCGGCTGATTCGTGCAAGGAGTTTCATGAATCTTTTGCTCTTTGCGACGTTCTCGTCAATCTTGAACTGGAATCCGCTCTTTGTCTTTCCTGTTATCATTTTCTACTCCTTATGCCTTTAAAATATACTCATAATGAGTCTGTCCTGAAGCATCCGGCATACCTGAAATTGTTGTCTGATATCCGACCGCATCAGAGTCATCGTATTTGATGTCGCCGACTTCTGTCACTTTTCCATCCGGAATGACAATACGCTTCAACGCACCATCACGCATAATCATGTCGATGACCCATACACATTCCGCCTGTTCATCTGAATTTGCCTTTACGGTAATTCCGGTTGAAAGCGTTCCGGTTACGTTATCATCACCATAGACGGCTTTCAGAACTTCAACATTTAACGCTTCAATCAGTGTGAACTGGAATGTATCTTCCTTCTCTGACTGAATGGTCATGACAACAGCTCCACCCCATGCTTTTACCTTGTCGCTCTTCGGAGAGTTTGAATTGGTTGTCCCATCTTCAGAACAATAACCAAGGTCTTTATAGGCTTCAGCAAGAGCTGTTGAAGCATCTGTCGGAAGTGCAGTTGCGAGAGGCGCGCGGTAGATTGCTCCCCCGACCTTCGGCTTTCCGGTTGTAACGTTCGTTACTGTACTCATTTTTTATACCTCCTCAAAATAGGTAATGTTAAACACCGCCTGATAGCGGTAACGTTTTGTTGCTGTATCTGTATAGTTGTAATCGGAATTTAATGACACCCTTGATACAGATTTCAAATTATCGGGAGCTTCCAACATAGCCTTTTTACATTCAAGGTTTCGTGCGGCAGCTTTTGAAAGAGAACCCGCATAGGATTGAACGGCAAACACAGCAGTGTTGATTTGATTTGTTCCTCCGCCTCCGGTCTTTTCGATAAGTCCGTATTCTGTCGGAGGTTTTTCAGGTTCCTCCATATAGAACGGCATATCTACTCGTCCAGACATATACTTCAAAAGGATCGTCTCAATCATCACTGCACCGCCTTAAGCAAAGTGTTGTTTTTGTAGTTGTCCTGCATGGCTGCGCGTGTTACTACGCACACAGATACACCTTTACGCTCAAAATAATGCACGTCATGCATCGCGTACCCAGTTCCGACACGCTGAAGGATTTCTTCTCCCTTGTCGTGGCAGACGGCATAAACCTCATCTGATTTCAAAAGGTTTATTATTCCGGCGCTATTAAGTTTGATTTGAACTTTGCTCATACATTTCCACCGTCACCTTTTCGTTCCAGTCAAGCGGTATCATTGCTTCAATTCCTTTTACCGGAATTCCGACAACGCGCCATCTTTTATCGAAAAACTCAACAAGCGCATTCTCCCAGTCATGTGCGTCCCCTTTTGGAATTGCGAGATTATAGACC